TATCGAGGCCGGGGAGATCTGGGGGCTGCCGGACGGCAGTCGCGTCGCCGTCCATGACATATTCGACCGACTGCCGCGATTTATGACAGAGGCTGACATATTGTTTGTGGATCCACCCTGGAATCAGGGCAACCTCACCGCCTTTTACACAAAGGCGTACCGTGACGACTACCAAACGTGGGGTGACTTTGAGGACGTGCTGTTCCAGCGTATCCGCGACGTCGACCCCGCGACCTGCTACCTGGAGATCGGCAACCAAAACGTGGGCGCATGGGAGGCTCGGCTCGGCGCGCTGTTCGGCCGCCTGCAGCGCTGGCCGGTCGTGTACTATGGCAAGCATCCGACCAACCTCCTCCGCGGCAGCCACTCGGCGCCCATCAACCATGACTTTACCGGCGTTGATGAAGCCGATGCCATCAAGATGATCGCCAGAATCGAAGACTATCGCGTTCTGGGAGACCTCTGTATGGGCCAGGGACTGGTGGGTATCGCGGCCTATGATGCGGGCAGGCCGTTCGTCGGGACAGAACTCAACAAGCGCCGTCTGGCCAACCTCATACAAAAGACGGCCAAGCGTGGCGCTTGTTGGGCGCGCGTGTACTCCGAGTAGTCTCGTTATCGGCGAGCTAGTCTATGCCAACGGCGCCGCTACAGGTGGCTATCTTGTACGCACCGGATGATGTGCTTTCGCGCCAGACATCACCGTTGACGAGGATCTGACAGGTGACGGATCCCCGTTCTCCCCGATTTTGTGCTGAGATAAAGGCGAAGTCACCCCAATCAAGGCGCACTTGTTGCTTGTAGGGCACGGGGACGTCGTCTTGCTCGGTGCCTCCCTGAGCATTGCTGAGGGTGATGGAGACGGATGAGGCCGTGCCCTCAACGACGTAGTAGACCTCGGGCGGCACGTCGAAGACCGAGGTGGGGCGGCGCGTGGGGATACGTGTGGCCACCACACGCGGGGGTGACGGCGCGCGCGGGGTAGCTATCCAGGTGATGATGGCGCACAGCGCGGCCAGGGCAGAGAGGGTGAGCAGGATCGGGTACAGCTTGATGGGTTGGCGTTCCACGTGGTCCTCCTAGGGTAGGTGTTCACAGGCGATGCCGTCGTTGTCGCTGTCGAGGCGGTGGACGTCGCCGGCTCCCTGATCGAGGCAGTAGCGGTAGCACGCCTGCGCCTGGGCCTGGGTGGCAAAGTGGCCGCAGTTGTAGAGATCGGCGTGGCAGGCACAGACGGGCCGCGGCGTGGCGGTGGGCGGCGGTGATGTGGGCGCGGGCGTCGGTGTGGGCGTGGGCGGGTCGGCGCGGGCGACGAGCGGCAAGAATGTGCGGGTGGCGGTGGCGGTGGAGCCGGGGCCGGGGATGGCGCGGGCGGGAAGCAGGGCTCCCATCAGGATCAGGGCAGACAGGCCAGCAGCAAGCAAGATGCGTTTGCACATAGCGACCTCTCATACGGCTTGGGCTGATGTATCTATTGTACACTGATTATGCAGATAATGCACGCGGGCGCGTCATAGAACTGACGTTCTATTGACTGCGGGCATGATATGGCCTAGAATGGGAGATGAGACGGCAATCTCTGACGGAGTAGAGCACATGGCAGCGCTTTTCGTGTTTCACAAGTCGTTGTGCTGTGGGTATAGGCCCCCAGCGGCACGTAGCTTTCTCCTGAGATTGCCGTCTCCGGGAAGCGCGGTCCGCTGGGGGCTTATGCGTTATCAGGACAAGGAGACGGGAAATGGCAGTACCGGATGAGGTTTTAATTGCGAGGGCGAAGGCGACGGGGGCACGGCTGCTGGCGCAGATCATGGCCCGGATGGACAGCGCGGCACGCATCACGCTGGTCCTGTGCGAGTTGGAGCGCGCCGTGCAGGTGGGGCAGCCGGGCGACGGCGATGAGCTGTGGTCGCAGTTGTGGACTGAGCTCCTGGGCCAGGTGGACGAGGCGACGCGGCGGTTGCTGGTGCAGTGGGAGGCGCTGCGAGCGACGCGCTTCGTGCTGATGCTGGGCGAGCCGAGCGGGCTGAACCTGGGTGAGGTGCACGAGGACTTGTGCGAGGAGGTGGTGACGGCGGAATGGATGCTGTCGGAGGCGGGATAGGGGAGTGTTGAGGCGGGCAGACCCCCGGTGAGGATACCGGGGGTCTTTTTCGTGCCGGTGCTATGAATATAGAGATGGTAAAGTTGAACGATATACTAGATGCGGGTATAATGAGGGTGTGATCCACGAGAGGTAGCGGCAGGGTGTCCAGGAGGAGGGTAGGGATGCGTGGAGTGCGGCTGTTGTGGATGGTGGTTGTGGTCGTGGCGATGTGTGCGGTTCCCCTTGTAGTGTACGCCCAGGCGGGCGATCCCCCGGATCTGACGCCGGGGATCAGTGAAGACGAGATCCCCGAGGCGGTCGATTTCCTGTGGTTCTTGGCGTCGCCGGTCGGGGCGATCGTGGTGGGGATTGTGGTGTCGATGCGGCTGGAGAGGTGGTCGTGGTACCAGGCGCAGAACGACGAATTGAAGCGGGTGCTGGCCTATGGAATCACGCTGGCCGTGGCGACCGGTGCGTATGCGTTGGCGCGCTGGGTACCGGCGACGTTTTGGGAGGCCGCGGCGCCGTTCTGGATGATCGTGGTGGTCTGCTTCTTCGCTGTCTTCGGCAACCAGGGATGGTTCCAGCTCGTGATCAAGCGGGCGCGGCACGAGGAGACGGTGCGGTCGTTCAAGGTCCTGGGGTAGCGCGTGGAACCGGCGTTGTTGACGGCGATCGGTGTGTTGGCCACGGCGCTTATCGGGCTCGGATCATCGCTGGCGGTGCTGGCCAAGGTGCGCGACGAGCGGGGGAAGTTGGCGGCGGAGAGCCGTAAGCTGACGGCAGAGAGTGACAAGCTGGGCGCTGAGCAGCAGGACGTTGAGTCGCAGGCGTCACGGCGGATCACCGAAACGGCGTTGTTGCTGTTGGATCGGTTGCCCGCGCGGGTGGCCGATCTGGAAGCGGAGCGGGAGCAGTTGGTCGCGCGGTTGGCCGAGCAAGAGGCGCAGCTGAAGGCGCTGCTGCAGCAGGTGAACGGGCAGCAGGCGCAGCTCGATCGTCAGGCGGAGCAGATGGGCCAACAGGCGATGCAGCTGGCGGCGCTCGAGGCGGAGCGCGAGGAACTCTACAAGGGCATCGAGTTGCTGATCCGCCAGATCAACAACCTGGACGCGTGCCCGGACTGGGTCCCGGCCAGGAAGGCGAAGGGGCACTGATGATCCGGCGTCGGGTGGCGGTCATCCAAACGGACAAGCACGGCGGGCACAAGCTAGGGTTGTGCAGTCCGGAGGTGGTGCTCCCGGCAGACGACGAGATCGGGCGTCCGGCACCGTACACGCCGGATCTGACGGCGTTTCAGAAGGTGCTATGGAATTGGTACCTGGACGATATCGAAGCGGTGATGCGATTCGCAGCCGGCGACGAGGTCGTGCTGTTCGACCTGGGGGATCAGACGCACGGGCTGAAGTACCCGGAGCACCTGATGACCACGCGGTTGGCGGATCAGATCATCATCGCGGTGGCGAACGAGATGCCGTGGTTCGAGTTCGACAACGTGGTAAAGGCGCGGTTTGCGAAGGGGACGGGGAGCCACGTCTTCGGCCAGGGAAGCGCGGAGATCATCATCACGGAGCAGCTGCGAGCGTTGTATCCGGAGCGAGATTTCCGCTGTCTGTACCACGGGGTGGCGGACCTGGGCGGGGTGACGTTGGATTGGGCGCATCACGGGCCGGGGCCGGGGATCCGCGATTGGACGCGGGGCAACCAGGTGAGGTATCACCTGCGGGATCTGGTCTACCGGCAGCGGCGGCACGCGGAGCATTGGCCGGCGCGATTGTACGTACGGGGTCACCGGCACTCGTGGGTGCGGGAGACGCTGTACGAGACGTGGCAGGGGGAGGAGTACATCTACGACCTGTTCACGCTACCGAGCTACTGCGGGCTCGGTGACTACGGCCAGCAGATGTTGCAGAGCCTGCCGTTTCAGAGCTATGGGTTGGTGGCGATTGAGTTGTTGGACGGCGAGGTCGGGCGGATCAAGCCGTATATGCGGGTGCAGGACATCCGGACCTGGGAGCGGTTATGACGGATTGTCGGGAGCAGGTGATCGCGGAGATCGCGGCGATGTCGGGCGTGATCTCGGAGATCGAGGATGACGAGATCACAGTCAACGATTTGATGGAGGGGACGGACTTGGGGTATCAGGCGTGTGCGACACGGCTGGCGGAGCTGGTGGAGGAAGGGCGGTTGACGATGCGGTGGGCGATCGCGCGAAACCGGCACCGGGTGAAGGCCTATCGACTGGTCGACCCGACGGATCACATACCGGGTATGGACGATACCGGAGAGCAGGGCTGAGAGATGGTGAACCATCGGGTGCCGAGCCCGGCGCAGGTGATCGAGAAAGAGTTGGATGAGCGCGGCTGGTCGGTGGAGGAGCTGGCCGGGCGCGCCGGGTTGGCGCCTGAGACGATCACAGCGGTGCTGGAGGATGACCGAGCGATCTCGCGCGAGATTGCCAAGGGGCTGGGTAAGGCTTTCGGTACGTCAGCGGATCTCTGGTACCAACTGTCGATCAACTACCGGTGGTGGTTGCGCGACATGCCGCCGGAGACGATGGGGTGGATGACGCCGGAGCTGCGGCGAGCCCTGGACGAGATTGAGCAGCCACACGTGGCGAAGAAGCGGGCCACGGTGTTGCTGCTGGCGAGCGCCACGGCGAACGACGTGGCATGGTCGACGGTGTTCGAGGATCCGCGGGCCTGCAACCAGCGGGTGTGGTACCAGAAGTGGCAGCATGATCCGGCTATCGCCACGGCGCTGGAGTTGGCGACGATGGAGGCGCTACATTGGCGAGATGCGGAGACGGCGCGGATCGAGGCACACGTGACGCAACAGCGGCGGCGGGCGATCGCGGAGGGGTCGCTGGATGCGGTGACGGGGTTACGCAAGACGGCGTTGTCCGAACCGTCACATATGCAGATCGATGCGAGCAAGGTGCTGCTGACCCTGGCGGACGAGGAGGCAGCGGCGAAGCTGGCAGCGGCGAAGGGCAAACCGATCGAGGTAGAGGTCAAGGGTCTTGACGACCATATTGAGCGAGAACTGGCGAGAGTGGCCACCGGCGGCGAAGCAGGCGATGCTGAGGAAGCTCCGGGCGATGCCGACGCGGAAGCCTAGCGCCCAATACGCGACGTATCGCCGGGACCCTGTCGGGTTCATCGATCGGGTCCTGGGCTGCACGTTGACCGGGCCGCAGAAGGCGGTGTGTGAGAGTGTGCGCGATTACCAGGTGACGGTGGTGCAGTCGGCCAACGCGGTGGGGAAGACGCACGCGGCGAGCGGCACAGCGCTGTGGTTCCTGCGGACCTTTGAGCGCAGCAAGGTGATCGCTACAGCGGCACCGCCGCTGGAGAACCTGGAGCGACTCCTGTGGGGCGAGGTCGAGGCGCGATTGGCGGGGGCCGGGGATGCGTTTGCGGACGCGACGGCGGGTTATCTGAATGTCGAGATCCTGCCCGAGTGGTGGATGGCGGGCAGGGCGATCCCGATGTCGGGCACCTCGGCCCAGCGAGAGGCGAAGTTCAGCGGTATCCACGCCCCGGCGTTGCTCTTCATCGTGGACGAGGGCGATGCAGTACCGGAGGAGGTCTACCGGGGAATTGAGAGCTGTATGTCCGGCGGGCTGTTCCGATTGCTGATTCTATTCAACCCGAGGGAGAGCAAGGGCGAGGTCTACCGGATGGTCCAGAGCAAGACGGCGCACGTCGTGACGCTGGACGCGTTCAGTCATCCGAACGTGATCAGCGGGAGGAATCTCGTGCCCGGCGCGGTGACGCGGGAGGTCACGGTGTTGCGCATCGCGGATTGGAGCCGCCCACAGGCGGCGGGGGAGTCGATCCGCGACGACGACCCCGACTGGTTCCGGGTGCCGGCGTTCCTGGATGGGGCCAGGGCCACGCGCAAAGACGGCTCGCTGACGGAGCCGTTGACCGGCGGTGAGATGCGCAAGGTGACGAACCCGGCGCTGTCGTATATGACGCTGGCGCGGTTCCCCGGGCAGGCATCGAACCAGCTGATCAGCCGGGTATGGGTGCGGTCGGCGATGGCGCGGTGGGTGGCTCGGCGTGAGCTGCATGGAGATGCACCTCCGGAGGGCGTGCGACCGGTGCACGGACAGGACGTGGCGGAGATGGGCGCCGACTTGAACGCGGCGTGCTTGCGCTACGGCAGCTGGGTGGCGCCATTCGAGACCTGGAACGGCGTGGACGTTCTGGTGACCGGAGATCGAGCGGCGAGATTGGCGGCGACGCGCCTGGCGGTGGCCTCGTTTGTGGACGCGACGGGGATCGGTGCGGGAGTGGCGCCACAGATGGATCGTCGCTGGGCAGCGGATCGGGCAGACCTCGTGATGGATGCGTATGAGGGTCAGGCGGTGGCAGTGAAGGTGGCCAGCAGTCC